GTCGCCGCATACCGGGCCGCGTCGATTGCGTGATTGAAGGCGTCGACGGGTTCGTTCAGTATTCGCCCGTTCTTGTCTTCGCGCCATTTGTAGTTCCGTAGTTCCTTCAGTAGGTTGACGCTTCGCGCGGTTATGTACAAAGGTTTTGAGTGTAGGTACTGAATGCCTGAACGTACCGAATCCGGCCCCTTGCGCGCCGGGTGTACGTTCAACCCGTATCCGTGTAGTTCGTCGATTGATTTTGGTTCCGCGGAATCCGCAATGATTGGCGCCTTCCCTACGTCAAGCAACTTCGCAATTTGCCGGTTCGCCAATCCCGATTGATACAATACTTCATCGAACAACAATTGGTTGCCGTTGGTGTACACCGCGACGGCCGCCGTCGGGTCGTTCGTGTATCCGAAATCCAACCCGTACGCAAGCAACTTCCAATCCGGGCCGACGTCTTCGGTTTGGATGTAGTGGTTGAAAATTGTGCTTCGGGATTGCCCGCGTTCCCCTAACCCGTAGACGCGCCAAAAATTTTCGTCCGCGTCTTTTAAGCGCTCGATTTCTGCAACCAACGCTTCATCCAAAAACGGGTTGTCAAGGTATGTTGTTTGGAAAAATGCGGCGTCTTCGCGCGGAATTACTTGTTCGTACAACCAATGAAATTCGTCGCTTGGGTTGTAATCCAACAAGATGTTTCCCGTTGTCCGGATAAGTAATTGCCGCCAATCCTCAAGCGCCAATTCGTTGGCCTCGTTGATAAACAGAACGTCGCGTTTGCGGCCGCGCACCTTTTGCGCTTGGTCAATGCTAATGAATTCAACAAGGTTCCCAAATAGGATATACGTTGCGTCGCTTTTGTTGTGGTGCGCTTCGTTGTAGATGTTTTCGCGGTTCAATATTTCAAAGAAATCCCGCATCACAGACGCGCGCAACGCCGGGAACGTCTTTCGCGCAATCGTTATCGTGGCGCCCGCGTTGGGGTTCTTGTATGCAAGTTCAATCAATACCAAAAGCAGTGAATACGTTTTGCCTGAACGCGTCCCGCCTTGGTGTACTTGAATGCGTTTGGTGCAGGTTTTCGCGTCGTAGTATGTACGCGCTAACTTCATTCCTTAAACCAAGATAGCGGCCGCGATTCCTGAACTTCGATTTCTTGACGCTCGACGTATCCGCGCGCCTTGCCTTTTGTCTTCAGAAAGAATATAACCGCCGCCGGGTTCTTGTCTTTTATCAAGGCGTGAAGGTGCGTTTCGGCAAAATCCAACGCCTTGTCCGCGATGGATTCAACCGCGGCTTTGTACTGCATATCGGATTTCATCCAATTGTAATGCGTCTTGCGCTCGATGCCGACGATTTGAACCGCGCTTGTCACGATGCCCAACGATTTTTCGAGCGCCTCCAACATCGCCGCTTTTGCCGCCGTTGTGTTTAGTGCGTCTTTCTTCGGCATTCCCTTTTTTGTTTGTGTATTATCGCGTACTTACTTCCCGCAAAGTTCGCATTTTGGGTTGTCGTCTTCGCCGGGTTCTTTGGGTTCGTCAATTGGTACGTCTAATCCCCAATCAATCAACGCCAATTCGTCCCATTCATTCGCCAATGTATCCCAATCCCAATCCCCAAATGAAACGTTGTCTTTTACGATGAATTCCCGTTGTTTGTTTTCGGGCCATTCTACGACGTGAACGGGCGTTTCCGATATCCCTGCTTCCCGCATCGCGCTTAACCGCATATTGCCGCCCAAAACAACCCCGTCGGGCGTACACACAACCGGCCGCGCCTCCAACATTTCAGGGAACGCTTGAAGGGATTGCACCAAGCGTTTGAAATCCCGTTGGCGAATCGTCCGCGGGTTGTCCGGGTTTGCCTTCAGGTTGGATATATGCGTTCTTCCGAATCCGGGGTTCAACATATGGCGTCGGGTTGTTCGATTTGGTCGGCGATAAGTATCAACCATTCGTATTCGTACGAATCCATTGCGCGCTTGAATTCGTTTTGGGATTCCTTGCAATGCTTCAAATTCGCATTTTGGATGCCGTAGGAATGCACAACGCCCGCTTTGGCGTACTTCCGTATGTTCGACGCAATTTCAACGCGTTCTTCGGGTGTGTATGGAACTGGTTTCATATTCCGCAAGAACATTCTTCGCCGATATCTTCAAAATTCATTTCAAGCGTTTGCGGCATTGCGGCCATTTTCACAAAATCGTCAATTGATTTGTTTCCCCGAAATGCAACTTGGTTGTATTGGGATTCCTTTTCGCGCCACCAATCCACAAACCGCGTTCCGTGTTGGATTGTCTCAACCAAATTTTTGTCGGATTTTTTCCAACACAATTCGCAATTGCCCAAGCGCGACGATATCCCAAGTTTGAAGGGTTGCTTTTGCCACCATTGACCAAGCGCGCGCAACCCGACGGGTTCGGGAAAATCCGTTATCAACGGATATATACGTTTTTCGTCGTGCTTGATTTCCGCCCAACTTATCCGCTTGGGCATATCCTCCAAGCGAAACCCCATCGCCGTCGTATAATTGTTTTTGCCGAATACGACGTTTGCCAATTTTTCAATCGGTTCTTTCTTCATTCGGCTTGAACAATACGGCGCGCCTTGAAACGGCAAACTGGTGAAATTGCCTTTGCTTGCATCGGCAATGCAATTGGAAAATACTTGCGCGCTCATATCAAGTTCATCGTATTCAACAATCTTGTATGATGTTCCAATGCCAATTTCTTGGGAATACACGCCTTCAATTTTGACCAAATCAATTCCCCAATGCCGCTCCATATTCTGAAGGAACGTAATTGTTTCCGGGCGCTCCATTCCGGTATTCGCAAACACAAACAACTTGTTTGCGTCATTGTACCTTGGGTCGGTTTGAATGTGGCGCGCCATCATTGCCGACGAACGCCCGCCCGAAACCGAAACAAGGATGTTCATTTGTTTAGAACGCATTTCGAATCGCGTCTTGGTATTCCTTAAAAAAGTTTTCGCGGTTGCCGACGGCCCACCATTTCAGGAACCGCGACTTGCGCCTTTGCTCAATTGCCATTGCTTGTTCGTCGAGCGTCCAAACGATGCGCCATTTTCCGGATTCGTCTTGTTGGTATATCAATCCTTCGTCCTGCATCGTGGACAATACGGCCGTCAATGTTTGGTGCTTGATGTTGCTGGTCCGCGCGTCCTTGCGCAATCCCTGCAAATCCATCGGCCCGTTTTCATACAAGGCGCCGTATATGCGTTGTTCGGTTGTCTTAATCAAACCCGATTGCGCCGCTTCGCGGAACGCTTCAATGCTTTTCTTGCTCATTTCTTTGCGTAATATGCGCCGCGTACTTTGTTGCGAATACTTGCCTTCAGGTCGTCAAGTAAGCGTTCCAAATCGCGTTCAAATTTCAAATCGTCTTGCCATTCGTTGAACGAACGCGCGGCCCGTTCGGGGTACGATGTGCTACGGATGTTCGGCATTGTTGTTTGATTATGCCCCCGGCCGAAGCCGGAGGCGATTTCGTTTGTTCAGTTCAGGCGATTTGCCACCGCGTACCAATTTCGGTTCGGCCGCTCATCAATTCAAAGTATCCGTTTTCGGTCATTACTTCGACGTATACGCCGGTATTGGTCATTTCGTGGCCCACGATTGTAACGCGGAATTCAACGTTTGCGGCGTCATTGTAAACCAATGAAGTTCCGAAGGGAAGGTTTGCGAAGGTCATTTTTTCTTGTCGTTGTTGTTTGATGGAGCAAACATACTGCATCGTTTGTTTCCCTGCAAACTTTTCGGCAAGTTTTTTTTAGGCCCAACCGGGCAAATCCAATTCGCGAACGTCTTTGAAGTATCCGCCGGGCGTTCCGTCCCATTCTTTGAAACGTTCAATCAAACGGGCGACGCGTTCCGTTGCCATTCGGTGCGCGCGTTCGCTTTGGATATACACGGCGACGTTGTGCGGCGCGGCGGATTCTACGCAAATCCAGTAGAACCGCGGGACGTTGAACGCTTGCGTATATAGCGCCGCTTGTTCGTGGTATCCAAGGTTGTGCGCTTGACGTTGGAACCCTTCGGGCGATGCGTCTTGCGTCGTCTTCAGGTCAAATATCCAATTATCCGAAATCCCGTCGGCGATGCCGCGAAATTCAATGCCGTGTAATTCTTTGGCAATGCCTTGTTCGTACGCGTTGGCCGATTCAATCAAACCCGCCGCGGTGGGGTTGTCGAATATCGCTTGACGCATTCGTTGAATGTTGTCGAAATCGGATTGAGTCAATACGTCGCGGCCGGTGGCTTGCAGGGAAAACGCTTCAAATTCTTGTTTGCCTTCCTTGGTGCGTCGGTCAATCTTCGGCGCGACGATATACCGGGCGTCGAATTCGTGCGGTTCCAATACGAAGCAATGCAACGCGCTTCCGGCAACCATTGCATCCGTCCGCGGCGCTTCGCCCGCGACGTACTGCAAGTAATGATTCGGCGATTTGGCAAACGCCTTCAATGCCGAATGTGAAATGTAGTTTCGTTTCATCGTGTTCAGTTGTTTGAAGTGAAAAGTAAGGCGCCGAAGCGCCTTTTAATTGTTCGTTGTTTCCTCCAACGCCTCAACCTTCAACATATCTTGTTCCATCGACGCGACAACGTGAAATGCCATCGTGTTGTGATGCTTTGGTTCAATGTTGCGCAAGTAATTCACCGCAACTTGTCGCGGCAAAAATGCCAAATCGTATTCGCCGCGCCTGAACCATTTCATTTGAATGAATTCATATTGCGGATTTTGCTCAATGTGGCCAATCAAATCTTGAATTTTCATCGTCGTGTTGTTGTGTTGTTTGATGCCGTAAACATACGCCGTTTTTTTCTTCCCGCAAATTTTCTTGCAACTTTTTTTTCATTGCCGCGGCGTCGCCGACAATGCGTGTTGGTCGGCATCGTTCGCCAGAAGATTTTTGATTTCGCGGATTCGGTCACGCAAGCACGACGAACACGTTGTTGCGGTGGCCGTCACGCCGGTTGCTTTGGCGTAGTATTCCGCCAACTTCGCGTTTTGCTCCGCGGTGATATCGTTACCCAAGCCGCCCAAAAATTCCGCGATTTCGTACGCTTCAACTTGCGTTATCGTGCCTTGCCATTTCCCAAGCGGACAAGCCGCCATTTTGAATTGTGCCTTAACCGGCATCACGCATCCGCACAACTGAACTTTTTTGACCTTTTTTCCCTTCAGGATTGGCCCGCAAGTACGGGTTGACGTAACGTAATGCGGACACGCCTTACATATGCTCAAGCGTTCCGCCCGTGTTTCTTGATTGACGAATAACATTGGCAAGTATTTTTTTGGTTCTTGATAGTGATTGGTAAATTGTCGCCGCTTGAATCCCCGATTCGCGGGCGACGTCTGCAAGGTTGTACCCTTCGATATACAACCGCGCAATTGTTTTGTCGAAGAACGGCAATCGGTCAATGAAAAGTTCCATTTGTTCCAACCGAAGCGCCGTTTGCAAATCGTCTTTGTCGGCGATATCCGGAACGGCGCCGCGCTCCTCGATGCGGTATATTTTCTTGAATTGTCCGCGCGTCGCTTCAATGAATATCGCGGTGCAAAAATACCCCATCGGCTTTTCAGGAAACGCCTTGTCGATTACGCGCAAATAAACGTGTGAAACCAAATCGGCATCGTCCGCGGTATATCGTCTTGCGACGCTACACAAGTACGCGTAATTCGTAGACACGAATTCATCCCAAAATTTTTTCGAATTCACGAACTTCGGCGGTATAGTGCGCTATCATTTGGGCCAATTCCTCGATTGTATAACGCGCCGGGCGGTTCGATTTCAAATAAATTTCGTCCGCCGTCCCTTCGCCGTATTTCGCATTGAGGTTGCGCCCGAATTCAAATTGGCGCCCGCCGTTCATATTGCACCGCTTGCATTGGAATTGTACGTTCGCTTCGTCCCACCGCGTCGCGTACTTCGCGCGGGTTATGAAATGCCCGGCGTCTACTTCGCGCCAATGCCGGTTCACGCCGCAAGTAAAACAATTGGCGTGTCCCGATTCGTCGGCAACGCGCATCCGCACAAACCGCGAAAACACGGCGTCCAGTTTTGAAACTAATGCGGCCCGTTTTGTTGGCATCGTTCTTTGTCGCGTTGGCGGATTTCTTCGCGTTGTTCCGGCGTCAATTTAGAACGCCGTTTTAGGATTTC